ACACGTTGATGGTGAGTTTCATTCTGCTAAGAAAACACGCAGATCAGCAAACATGATCGCCGCTACGTTATCCGGCAATGTTGAAATCAAAGACACGGACCCGCCAAAGAAGAACATCAAAGGTGAGGGCTTTGTCATGGAACAAGAGGTGGTTGACCCTCATGAAACACAAAAGACCACCAAAGTTAAACGCGCTAAATATCAAGCACCTATTGAACGTATGCATCAACGTGGCTTCATAACGCTTCAGCAGTTCCACGCAGCGCAAAAATACTACCATGCTCACATTGTGTCATCTGGACAGACAAACCTAGCCATAGACTACGCTAAAGAGCGTGTAGACACATTCGGCAACGGTGAGAGCATCCAGATATCAGAATTAAACGCTAAACAGGATTTGCAGGACGCAAACAAGCAGCTATCTAAAATCGAGGTGTATCGTTTGGAGGCTATTCTCGTTCAAGAACAAACACTAAGACGTTATTGCCTCAAGACATTCCGAACAGATGACACGCGCCGACAGCAGAAAGAAAGCACAGCTCTTAAGCAATCGCTGACTACATTGGCGGTGCTTTGGGGATATGAAAGCAAAGGAAGGAAAGTTGCGTGACTGTGGATGACATCAAGAAGAAAGTGGCAAACATACGTATAATGGCTTACGACTTTGAAGCGGCTCATTCTTATGAAGATGATCTGCATCAAGAAGTATTGCGTAGTATCGCGGACGGAGAGTGCGAAGATCCTAAAGGCTGCGCTACCGCGGCACTGTCTACGCTTGATATACGCTTCATGAGGTCTTGTGCATAGCAAGAGCAAACAACGAACAAATAGGGGGATAAACAAGAACGTAGCTTGACAAGTGCAAGCCATAAGGTAGCATGTAGTTTAACATGGTGATTTGCGTTTAACAGCGGGTCACTAAGGGTTTTGAGTGTAAGTGATTGATATAGCAGGGGCCACTTGCAGAAATGTTACGCTCCTGTCCTTTATTCCAACCTTATATTTTGTGAGACTTGTGCTCCGAAAGGTAAGGGGAGAAAGCTAAGGTTTTCTCATAAATACGCATGATACTAGAGCGGTATCGTTATACAGGCTGCAGCCACTTTAATTTACCACCCTGTAACGTGTTGCAGGCTCAGAAGTCGCTAAGGAGAAATCCACGGCGGCTTTTGCTTTTTCAGGAGCATTAAATGCCCGATCAATCATCTGAACCCGTATCAGCACAAGACCTCATAGAAGAGGCAAGAAAAGCACGAGAGCTGGATGAGCGACAAGAAGCTTGAAGCTGTCATAGCCGCTTACATGGATACAAGTACCCCAGAAGAAACAGCGGCAATACTCGAAAAACACGCAAGGCAGTTAAGAGAATATGGCTGATAAGCTAACACCAAAGCAAGAAGCATTTGCTCAAAAGTACGTAGAGTGTAGTAACGCTTCGGAAGCCTACAGATTTGCTTATGATGTTAGTGAAAAGGCAAAGCCCGAAACTATTTGGAAAGAGGCTTATTTGGTTCTCTGTAACCCCAAGGTCGCCGCTATGGTGGAAAAGCTACAACAAGAACACCGTGAAAGACACGCTGTAACCGTTGATAGCCTTACTCAAGAGCTAGAAGAAGCAAGACTAGTAGCAACAGCCGAAAAGCAAGGCGCAGCTATGACAAGCGCAACAATGGGTAAAGCTAAACTTCATGGCTTGTTGGTGGATAAGAATGAGATCAAAGCTGATCTTAACGTACAAGTCTCAAAGATAGAGCACACAATCATTGACCCGAACACTGAAGATACAGACAGCTAGAGTATTTCAGCCATTATTGCAGCCCTCACGATATAAAGGCGCTCACGGTGGCAGGGGATCGGGCAAGTCGCATTTCTTTGCTGAGAACTTAATTAAAGACCATATGCTTCACAGCGGGTTACGATCCGTTTGTATTCGTGAGCATCAAAAATCACTGAAAGAATCCGCTAAGAAGCTAATTGAAGATAAGCTTACTAAGTTTGGGCTTGGTGAGGCTGACGGGTTTAAGGTCTTTAAAGAGGTTATTGAAACGCCTGGCGATGGGATTATTATCTTCCAAGGCATGAAAGACCACACAGCGGAGAGCATCAAGTCACTTGAGGGTTTTGGTCGTGCATGGGTTGAAGAGGCTCAAACGCTTTCAAAGGATTCATTAAAGTTATTACGTCCGACAATTCGCGCTGAAGGTTCCGAGATTTGGTTCTCATGGAACCCTAGACGGGAAGAAGATCCAGTAGACAAGCTGCTTAGATCAGACGAAACACCAACAGACGCAATTGTAATAAAGGCTGATTATTCGGATAACCCTTGGCTTCCAAAAGAATTGGAGCAAGAGCGGTTAGACTGTATGCGTACCGATCCAGATCAATATAATCATATCTGGGAAGGTGATTACGTCAGTGTTATCGATGGCGCTTATTACGTCGAGCAATTGAAGGAAGCTGAAAAGCAAGGCCGCATTGGTCGCGTTGCCCGTGATCCACATATGCAGATTAGAGCAATCTGGGATATTGGCGTTGCGGATTCGATGACTATTTGGATTGCTCAATACGTCAATAGAGAAATTAGAGTGCTGGACTATTGCGAGGGGCAAGGTCAATCGCTTGGTTATTATTTAAACTGGTTACGTTCAAACGGTTATGAGAATGCGTTGTGTGTGTTGCCTCATGATGGCGCTAAACGCGATGCTGTATCGGCAACAAGGTTTTCTGACCATATAGAAGAAGCTGGTTTCGAAACTAAAACAATACCTAATCAGGGCAAAGGCGCGGCAATGAAGCGTGTTGAAGCTGCTCGTAAGCGCTTTCCTATGATCTGGTTTAACAAAGATACAACAAAAGACGGGCGCAAGGCTCTCGGCTGGTATCACGCGAAGAAAGATGAAGCGCGTGGAACTGATTTAGGCCCAGAGCATGATTGGAGCAGTCACGGTTGTTTGATCGGCAGCTCACTTGTTTCTACTGATCGTGGCTTATTGCCTATCAAAGATGTCGTTGCGGGTGATTACGTTCATACGCCTGATGGGTTAGGTCTGGTTCAATGGTCAGGTGAGGTTAAACGAACAACAGAAACCATAACTTTGATGTTATCTGACGGAAATCAGTTGACAATGACCCCTGAACATAAGGTATTCACGACTAAAGGCGTTGTTGCTGCTAACACTATCGTGTATGATGATGCGGTTTTTACTGCAAAGGACTCATCATGCCTAAAATTAGCGAACGCAAAGAACATCGGATATCGGGCCGCTTTTATAGAGAGTTTCAAGGGGACAAATACTGGTATTGGCCTAAAAGGGGGCTATACGTTAGTCAAAAAGGCGGTCGTCAGCGTTTGTTGCACCGCGAAGCGTTTGGTGTTGGATCAGATGAAGTCATTCCCATTAATGGAGATTGGGAAGACTTTTCATCAAGCAACTGGACCAAGCGCCCTAGGAATACAGGGCGAGACATCCCGTCCAAACATGATTGGCAAGAGATTGATGGTGTCCGTTATTACCGAGAGCCTGAATCAGGATATTACTCGCGACGATACCCATCTATCGAATACATGCATAGAGCACAATGGTCCAAGTATAATGGGCCGATACCTGAAGGATTTCATATCCACCATATCAACGGCGATAAGGCTGATAACAGGATCGAAAACCTTGAGCACATCAGTGCGTCTGAGCACTCTAAGCTTCACGCCAAAACAAATATTTGGGTTGGAAGTGAAAAAAACAAACGTCAACTTAAAGAAGCTGGCAAGCTGGCTAAGTCAGGGCGCAAAAAGTGGAGAGGTCAATGCGTTGAATGTAACGCGGAGTTCGAAACAATTGCCCCAACAAGAAAATATTGCAGCAAGAGTTGTAGATATAAAGCGGAATACAAACGAAGTCGCAGTTTATGACCTGACGGTTGAAAAACATCATTGTTATTTCGCAAACAATTTCTTGGTTAGCAATAGCGATAGTTTTGGTCTTATGTGCGTTGATTACGAAGAGCCATCAAATATTAATGTCACAAACACACGAATTAAGTCGCTTCGTAGGAGCATTGTTTAATGGAAGATAGCAAGCAAGAATCTAAGCCTGTTGATAAGGATAAGATTAAAGCTATAATTTCTAGTCAGCTCGCTCTTTCTGAAGACGAGGATTCGCAATACGCTAAAAAACGTAGTCAAGCGCTAGAATATATCCAAAGTGAGATGAAAGACGTACCGGCCGAAGATGGTCGGTCTAAAGTTGTCTCACGTGATGTAGCAGATACAATTGGCTGGATTATGCCATCTATCATGCGTGTGTTCACAACAGCGGATCATATGGCTATTGCAGAGCCTGTCACGCCAGATGATGAAGAATATGCAAGTGCTGCGACAGATGGTTTAAATCATTGGTTCTTGAAAGAGAACGAGGGCTATAAGGTCGTTTACAATGCAACGTATGACGCTCTTTCGATGTCAAATGCTATTGTTAAGGTTTGGTACGACGAAACACCGGAATATAAGGTTGATTTCTATGATGGTCTAACCGATGATCAGCTAGCTATTCTAGAGGCTGATGAAAACGTTGATATTATGGCTCATACGCCTTCAATGAAGTCAGAGCTTGTTGATGGTCAGCCATATGAATATCAATGTCATGAGGTTAAAGTTCGTCGTGTTAAGGAAAAGGGCCGTGTAAAGTGCGAAGTTGTCCCACGTGAGGATTACGGACAAGATGCAAACGCTACAAGCCCCGCAAATGCTACATTCCAATATCAAAAGGTTGAGAAGACAAGATCAGAACTTATCGAAATGGGTTTCGATCAAAACGAAGTCTATTCTCTTTCTAAAGCGGGTGAAGATAAACAAGAGGCGTTTGCCCGTTCTAAAGATGAGCAAGACGATACGGAAACAACGGACAATTCCACTGAGGTAATTGATCTATATGAGTGCTATCTCATGGTAGACGTTGATCAGGACGGCATTGCTGAGAACGTACGCGCATTTTATGCGGGTGGCCGTGGTGGTGGTGTGGTTCTAGATTGGGAAGTCTGGGAAGATGGTGCAGTATTCTTTGATATTCCTTGCTCACCTATTCCTCACCGCTTTGAAGGCGAAAGCATCTTTGATGTAACAAAAGACATACAAGACATTAAGACAGTATTGCAGCGCCAAGCGCTTGATAACCTTTATGCGACTAATATTCCACAGCGTCAGGCTGAAGCGAATAGCATTATTAACCCTGATGATTTGTTTAGCTCTGATTTCGGTGCTGTTATCTGGCGTAAACCTGGTTCAATGCCTGTTGAGCCTATGATTGTGCCAAATGTTGCGGGCGATGCATTCGGGGCCATCAATTACTTTGACGAGGTTGTAACAAGACGTACAGGCGTTGGCCGTCAATCAATGGCTTTAAACGCTGATACGCTTAACAATCAAACAGCGACAGCATCCAACAATCAAAAAGATGCAGCTTATACCAAGATTGAACAGATTGCTCGCAATATGGCTGAATTAGGCTGGAAACCAGTATTTGAAGCCGGTCTAAAGCTTATGATTAAGCATCAAGACAAGGTCAAAACGATTAGATTGCGCGGTGAGTGGGTTGATATCGATCCACGGTACTGGAATGCAGACATGAAAGTAACAATCAATGTGGGCCTTGGTACGGGTACGCGTGAACGTGACTTGGTTATGCTTCAGCAAGTATTCCAGCAGCAGTTATTGCTTGCAAGCCAGCTCAAAGCCAACGGAATGGATGAGAAGTCTATTGAGATGGTGCCTTTAATCTTTAATACGGCTCAGAAGATGGCAGAAAGCTCTGGTCTTCGCTCTCCAGAGCAATATATCCCTGAGTTTAAAGAGGAAGACGTGCAGAAAGCTATGCAACTAGCTGAACAAGCTCGTCAAAAGCCATCTCCTGAAGAAATGAAAGTCCAAGCAGAGGCAGCGCTCAAAGACAAAGAGCTTCAAATGCAAATGCAAATGAAGAAAGTCGATGCTGAAGTGCAATCCAACAAAGAACGCGCCCAGGCTGAAGCAGATATTATCGTCGATGAGAAACGCCGTGAAAGCGATATGATTATTGCTCAACAACGCATTGAGTACGAAAAAGCGCGTGATGAAAAACAGCTCGCCATGAAACAGTATGAAATCGACTCCAAAAGAGAGGTTGAGCTTCTAAAGCTTGGCTCAAAGCAACCACAGGGAGCGCTTTAATTGACTGATGAAGAACGCAGAGCAAGAGCTTCTATCATTAAGCAGATTATACAAGATAGTGTGTTTCAAGAGGCCGTACAGGGCGTGAGGCGCAATGCTATCGAGAAATTGGTCACTACAGACCCTAAAGATCAAACCTCTATTATCGAGGCTCAGTGCCTTGTTAAAACGGTTGATGGATTGTGTACGGAATTAGCCTACATAGTTCAAAACGCGCCACAAGAGCGTAAAAACTAGCAATAACCCACAAACCTCAAGGCTCCTTTTGGAATAACCTTGATTGGGCTGCAAATAAGGAAACATTATGACTTCAGATAATGAAGCATTGTCATTAGACGATGCAGCGACAGCATTGGTGACTCTTGAATCAGAGGACTCGCAAGACGAACAACCCGAAGAGACATTAGAAACTGATGTGAATGAGCCAGACCTTGAAGAAGACCACGAGGAAGTCGAAACAGACGAAGACGACCTTGAGGACGAGGACGAAGGCGAAGACGAAGAGCTAGAAACCGAAGAAGAGGACGACGAACAAGCCGACTCCGAAGCTGCTATTTTAACGGACTATGAAAAGCCTGTTCAAATGCCAGACGGAACAATCGCAACTGTTCAAGACCTTATGAACGGTCAAATGGCACATTCTGAATTTACGCGCAAAAGCCAAGAAATTGCGGAAGAAAAGAAACAGTATCAAGTCAAGCAACAGGCGCTAGAAGTTCAAACAAATACACTCTCAACAGTGTTGAACCAGCTTCTACCCGCTGAGCCGCCATTGGCTATGTTGGACCCAAACAAAGAAGAATATGATCCTGCAAGATATCAGTTAGTTATTGCGCAGCGGAAAGAAATGTTCGATTTGCTCAACAAGACTGATGGTATGATACGCCAGAAACAAGAAGAGCAGCAAACGACTGCTCAACAGCAAGCCCAAGAAACTCACCAAGCAGCATTAAACGAATTAGCTCAGAGAAAACCTGAATTACTTCAGCCGCAAAAGTGGGCGGAATATCAAACGCAAATGGCTGAGTCCGTAAGCGCATACAATATTCCTGTTGAATTGCTGTCAAATATTCAACACCCTGGCATTTTCCAACTCATTGAAGACGCGGCTGCTTTTAACAAAGCAAAGGCCGTTAAGCCTTCAAAGAAAAAGGGCAAACGCCCACCTGTTGTTCGATCCTCTAAACAGGTCAACAACAAGAACAATTCTGCAAAAGCTAAGCGCACAGCAATGAACCGTCTGAACCAAACTGGCAACATGAATGATGGTGTTGCCGCATTAATGGCTTTAGAGAAGGAATAAAATCATGGCCGTAGTATCAAATACTTTTACAACAGAAACACCAGTCGGTAACCGCGAAGAGTTGTCCGATATCGTTAACCGCATTACACCAGAAGATACGCCGATTTATTCAGGTATGTCTCACGGTAAAGCGTCTTCTACTCACCCTGAGTGGGAAACTGAAGAGCTTCGCGCACCGGCTGCAAATGCTCAACTTGAGGGTGATACATACACTTTCGATTCAGTAACACCAGCAACACGTTTGGGGAACTATACTCAGATCTTCCGATCTGGTTGGATATTCTCCAACACACAAGAAGCGGTTGACAATGCTGGTAACGCTGAGAAGTTCGCACGTAAAAAACTAAAAGCTGGCATTGAGCTGCGTAAAGACGTTGAATTTGCGATTGTTTCGAATACTGCGACAGTAGCAGGTCAAACACGTAAATTCGGTTCATTGCCGACATGGCTTGAGACAAATGCTAGTCGTGGTGCAACTGGTGCTGATGGTGGTTATCAGTCAGACGGTCTAACAGATGCCGTGACTGCTGGTACGCAGCGTGCGTTCACTAAGTCGCTTCTAGATGACACTATGCAAAGTGTATACGAAGAAGGCGGTAACGTGAGCAAGCTTGTTGTTTCACCTTACGTTAAATCCGTATTCGTTGAGTTTATGTCAGATTCAAACGTTGCTGCTTTCCGCTCATCTGTTGATGGTAAAGGCAAGAACACAATTGTTGGTACTGCTGATTACTACGAAGGTCCATTCGGTAAAGTAATGGTTGTTCCTAACCGTGTTATGGCAACAAGCGCTACAACAGCGCGCAACGCTTACTTGATCGATGACGATATGCTTGAGTTTAAATGGCTTCGTAAGATCAAAGAAGATCCAGACTTGGCGAAAGAGTCTGACGCCAAAAAAGGTATGCTCATCGGTGAGGGTACACTTTGCGTACAGAATGAAAAAGGTCTTGGCGTTGTTGCCGATGTATTTGGCTTAACAGCATCAACCTAATAGCTAAACCATAGCTTAGTGAAGGCTCCCATTTAGGGGGCCTTTTTTATTGGAGATAACATGAACACTCAACCTCAAAAACAACCTAAAGCACAGCCTAAACTCTTCGCTGTAAAGCTCTTGAAGGGCTACACAATGAAAGACGGTAAAAAGCCTAAAGGCTCTATCGTAAACGTGCCTAAAGACGAACATGCGCGCTTGCTTGAAAAAGGCGTTGCTATTCGTGCAGATGAATTAACGCCGGTAAATTAATCCATGCAAGAGATTACAGACGATAACGGCTTTACACTGTTTAATCATGACCCTGATACGGGGCGTACTATCTGGACAAAACAAGAAGATGGCAAACAGGTTTTTCGTATTGATACGCCCGTTGATAAGATACTAGACGCGAACCAAGAGCACTACAACAATAGTGACGGTCAGCGCTTCGGGGATTGGCAGCGTGTCGCTTCAGTGCCGTTAAATTTAGCTTACAGCAACGGCTTTACCGATGCGGTTCAACAAGACGATCACAAATGGCTCTCCAGGTTCTTAAACAACAGCGACAATCGCAAATTTAGAACATTTAAAGGCAATATCTAATGGACTTTTCGTCATATTCAGGTCTGCAATCAGCAGTTACAGAATGGCTTGCTAGAAGTGATTTAGCAACAGAAGTGCCTTCTTTTATCTTGCTGGCTGAATCCCTGATTAATCAAAAGCTTCGTCATAGAAAAATGGAGGCTGTAACAAGTATTACGCCTTCGTCAAATGTATGTGCGTTGCCTAGTGACTTTTTAAAGGCCCGTAAGGTGTCGTATGGCACTAAAGAAACCATTCTTGAGGGAATGACACCAGAGATTGCCAAAGCGCATTACCGTTACTCAGGCGCAAGCACAAGCGCTTATACAATTGTTGGTGACAATCTTGAGCTTTACCCGTCTGGGACAGAAGATATTGAACTTACATATTATCAAAAGCTCCCTGCATTATCTGATAGCAATACATCGAATTGGTTACTAGTTGAGGCCCCGCATTTGTATCTATCTGCGGCGAAAGCAATGGCGGCTGATTTTGTAGGTGATGCTGAAGAATATCAAAAGAATGTAGCTATTTCAGGAACTGTTATTCAGTCACTGAATGAGCAAAGCGACATCGCGCTTTATTCCAACATGCGCTATATGCCTAAAGGTGTAACGCCTTGATTTCTGTTCCGCGCTTTGAGCCTGATAAATCGCTTTATAATTCCACAGCGAGTAGCGCCATTCTAAATGTGCTGCCAACTGCTGACGGTTGGAAACCCATGCCTAACCTGGTTGAGATTTCAGAAAGCCTTGGCTCTGAGTGTTTAGGCGCTGAATATGTAAGAGATAACGCTGGCGCGTTCACGATTATTGCAGGAACAAGAACGCATCTTTATAAACTAAATACATCTGCCAACCCAAATACATGGACTGATATCTCTTCAACGACTTATAACGTTCCAATCGGGGATAGATGGTCTTTTACAATTTTCGGGAACTATTTTGTTGCAACTCAACTTGGCAATAATCCGCAATATTTAGATTATACGGGATCGGGTAGTTTTTCAGATATTCCTAACGCACCCGTTGCTAAGTTTGCAAACACTGTTGATAAGGTTTTAGTCTTATCTCATTTGGCAACGGATAATTACGGGCTTAAATGGTCAGATATAGCGGATTTAACAGCATGGACACCGATTGAAACACTTAGCGGTAATAAATCGTTTGAGTCTGGCGGCATTATCCAAGGTCTAATTGTAAACGGTCAAAATGCGGTTGTTTTACAGCGCAACAAGTTTCAGAACATGCAGTTTTCCGCAAGTGGAACTTCACTGTTTTCATTCTCTGAGATTAACAGCTCAAGAGGGGCTCTTTCACCTTATTCGGTCGCACAATACGGGACAGGTCAATTCGTTTATTTATCTGATGATGGTTTCTTTATGGGAGTTGAAGGGCAACCAATTGGAGGCGAGCGTATTGATAGTTGGTTCTTTGATGAGGTTAATCAAGACTACCTTGCACAAGTCAAAGCAATTGTTGACCCTTTAGAAAAGGTTGTCTGGTGGATTTACACAGACGTTTTAAACGAAAAGAAAATGCTTGGGTATGATTGGCAATTAGACCAGTGGTTCCCCTCTGACCTTGTTATTACGGAGGCATCTAGTCTTGTGACGGCAGGAGTTACATGGGACGGCCTGGCTAATCTTTATGCGTCTATTGATGATGTAACAGTACCTTTCGATAGCCCTTTGTTTAAAGGTGGTGTGCCGATCATGTCAGCTTTCACGGCTGATAATAAATTAGCACAGTTTGGCGGTACTAACCTAGCGGCGACGATTGAATGGGGACAATTAAAGCTTGGTGGTGGCGATAACGCTTTTGTTCGTGAGGCTCAAGTCGAGACAGACGCAAGCGCACTTACTCTAACAATGGGCGAAGCTTCTAAATATGGTGAGCAAGCCACGTTTGGCACGGGTTCAACGCCAAATAGTCGCACAGGTATTATACCGTTAAGATCAAACGCAAGATTTCATAAGCCACGAATTGAGATTGCTGCCGGTGAAAGCTGGAACCATGTTTCTGGTGTATCGTTCAAGATGAATGCAAGGGGCAAGCGATGACATCGGATTTAGGCGGTTCACCACGCGTTGTCAAACGTATTAATTTGGCAACAACGTCAATTACAGAGATTATTCCGGCTAAAGACTTCCCTCAGGTTGTTCAGCCTATCAAACTAATCAATGAACATACGTCCGCGCTAAAAGTAAAATTGTACGCAACATATGACGGCACTGATACTATCACTTGGTATGACGAAGTACCCGCAGAAAGCACGGTAACACTTGAAGAGCCTGAATTTATTGGTCAGAATATGAGCCTGCAAGCGCAATGTGACACAGGAACACACATTACTATTACTGCGATTGTTCGCGGGTCATTCTCGCAACGCTAATGGACGTTTATATAGCTCCTACGGCTGACATTGATTTAATATGGCCCGATTATGCACGTGGTCTTGAGCATGCTTGCAGACGTGGAAACGATGATAATTTAACAGCGGGTACTTTGTGGCAAATGTGCCGCTCTGGTCATGCTTTTTTTGTCATTTGTGAAGAATGCGGAAAAGCCAAGTGTGTGTCTGTTTGGCGATTTGAAACACCAGAACAACCTCAAAATTTCAGATGTTTAGCGCTTTACGGTCATGACATGCGTTCTTGGATTAAAGAGCTTCCTGCATTTGCAGAAAACATAGCAAAAATGAATGGCGGCAAACGTCTTGTTGTAAGTGGCAGAAAGCAATGGCTGCGACTGTTTAAAGACGCAATTGAAATAAATGAAAATTATATATTGGAGCTTAAGCAATGAGCGGCGGTGGCGGAACTACTACTAACACGACTACATCAAGCAGCGATCCTTGGTCGGGCGCACAGCCTGTTCTAAATTACACCAATGATAAAGCGTTAGACTATATGAAAGACGGTACGGGCGCTGATGTCTACACAGATAGCACAGTTACGCCAATGGATAGTAACTCCACGGCGGGTTACGAATACTTGTCTGGTATGTCTAATGACAACATGAATGGCAATGGGTTATCAGGTCAGTACCAAGGCATCATTGACGGCGGCGGCTACAACTCAGAACAGCAAAACGCACTGAATAATATTCAAGCAACCGCGAATATGGACCCTTACGATATTCTCAACAACGAGACATATCAAACCATTCATCAAAACGCTCTGGACGGTGCAAAAAACAACTCAAACCGAGCTGCGATGGCTGGCGGGTTCTTTGGTAATTCAGACCACAACTATTCAACCAATAAAGCTGTTTATGATGCGTCAGCCGGTACAGCAATGAGTGCTATTAATTCTGAATTAGCTCGTAAAGATGCAGCTACAAACTCATTATTTAATATGGGGCAACAAGGTCAAAACAACCTAGCAACCACGTTTGACAACATGCAAGGGATTGCAGATCCGGCACTTACCGCAGGCGCGGCATATGAAGACCTGGCATCTCGTCAAATTGCTGATGATGTTCGAATATTCGATGCTCAACAAAACGCAGATTGGAACGCTCTTGCACGTGGTAACGCGATTGCAGGCGGTGCTTCTGGCTTTGGTACATCAAGTTCAACAGCAACGCAGCCTTCACAAAATAATACACTTGGTACAGCAGCGGGTCTTGGAATGCTTGGCTCATCTCTATTCTTCTAGGAGACTTTAATGTTTGGTAATAATCTACAAAATCTTGGCGGCCTATTTGGCGATAAGTCCACAAGAGCAATGATGGGTGTTCAAATGTTGGCGGCTCCTAATAACCAAGCTGCATTTGCGGCTATGGGGCAGGGTATGGCATTGAGTCGGCAACAACAGCAAGAGCTTGCAGAACGTGCTAAGAAGATTGAATATCTAAAGAGCCTTTCAAATACCAATCCGCAAACAATCGGTGCTGTTGAAGCTAATGTTATTGATCCTGCGCAAGCTTATAAGAGCATGACCACGCCAGTAGATACAGTAAAGCCAACTAGCCTAATTCAAGAATATAATCTTGCAAAAGAACAAGGCTTTCAAGGCGATTTAATCGCTTACCAGCAAGCCCGCAAAGGTAAAGGCTTCACAGTCACAACAGCAGACGGAACGGTCGTGCAAATGGGCGGCGGCAATGAACCGCCTGCTATGAAAGAGGCACAAGCCAAAGCTAATATTTACGCGTCAAGAATGGAGAATTCTAGTGTTATTTTAGACAATCTTGAAACTCAAGGTACAGATTTTTGGAAAAGAACTGTCGCAGGGTTGCCGCTTGGTAATTACGGTGTTGATCCTGATTATCGTCAATATGAACAAGCTAAACGAGATTTCATTAATGCTACTCTCCGTCAAGAATCCGGCGCGGTTATTGCTGATAGTGAATTTGCTAATGCGGAACAACAATATTTTCCTCAGCCTGGTGATGATCCGGCTACGATTGCACAGAAAAAAGAAAATAGACGCATTGCTATGGAAGCCATTAGGCAAGCTTCTGGACAGCCTGCAACAGAACCAAATCCACAAGATACTGGCGGTGAGTGGCAAACTCTACCAAACGGCGTTAAAATTAGACAGGTGAAATAATGGGCGTTTTTGAGATTGAAACACCAAACGGTACATTTGAAGTTGAAGCGCCAGACCAAGCGACCGCTTTAGAGGCCATTGGTTCAATTCAAGCAAATCCAGCACAGCAAGAGCAAGCTTCATCCGATGATGAGTGGATCACTGGAACAATTATTCCGATGCGTTCAAAAGGGACATGGGAAAGCAGTGAGTTTGCTTGGCCTAAAATTATTACAGAGCCAATAGATGTCGTGAAAAATAGTATTGATATGGTCGGTAAGGTTCGGTCTGGCGAAACACCTATTATGGATCCAATATCAGGTCACACAAATCTTGATGTTGTAAATCAAGTCACAGACCTTGCAACAATTGCTACACCGGCAGCGCGGGGCGGCGGTTTAATGCGTGGCGCGCCTAAACCTCGAAAAGCTCCAAAGCCGCTTACAGAGGGGCAGAATGCCGCCGTTGCTGCTGACCGCCTTGGTGTGGAAATGCCTAGAGCCGTAGCAAGCGACTCAATGACAACAAATCAGTTTGGCAAGACTGCGACATCTATGCCTATTGTTGGCAACCCTTTGCGAAAAAGCTCACAAAAAGCGATAGATCAAATTGGTGATGCAGCAACTAGAGTCCAAGATAAACTTGGCACTGGTGATCGTGTAACGGCTGGTGGTCAATTGCGAACCGGCATTACAAAATCAGCAACAGAAACAATGCCAAATAAAGTATCTAAGCTATATGATAAAGTAGACGGTTTAGTCGACGGCAATGTCCATGGTGATTTGATTAGAACCCGCAGGACTGCTGCCATGATTGATGCTAGAAACGCCAATGCAGCATTACCAAAAAGCCAAGCAACAAAATTCATTGACAATGCTATTAAAAGCTCAGATGGAATGAATTATGAGGGAATTAAGAGCCTTAGAACCCGTATAGGTGAAATGCTCAAAAACCCTGACAGCTTGGCTAATAGTAGTATTTCTGAAACAGAATTAAAGTCTATCTATAAGTCGCTGACAAAAGACATGGAAGCGATTGTCAATAAATCTGGACCAGAAGCGCGTAAGGCTTGGACTAAAGCCAATGCAAAAGCAGCCAAAACAGCAAAAGCACGAAAAATACTAAACAAAGTTCTCGGTACAAATAAATCAGACGAAAAGATAGTTGATGACTTAGTGGCTATGGCTTCAACCAATTCAAGGGCAAATGCTAATACGTTGATGCGTGTTCGAAATTCCGTGGATAAAGAAACATGGGATGAATTTGCATCTTCCGCGCTCGCCAAAATGGGTCGTGACGCAGAAGGGAACTTTTCCCCTGATCGGTTCGTTACAGCGTGGGGAAAGACATCAAAAACGGGTAAGTCGTTGTTATTCGGTGGCGGTGAAGTTTCAAAAGCGCTTGACGATATTGCAGCAGTTTCATCTCGTTTTAAGAAGATGAATGATTATGCAAATCCAAGTGGTACAGGCCAATCTATAGCAGTGCAAGCGGCGGTCGGAACGGCTCCTGTTGTTGCCGCATTTGCAGAGCCGCTAACGCTGCTTGCAACCCTTTCAACTGGTGCAACGACTTACGGCATTAGTAGGCAACTCTCAAAGCCATCTAGCGCTAAAAAGATTGCTGGATGGGCTAAAGTATATGAACAAGCTGCAAAAAATCCAAGTGTTGGCAAAGCAAGGACTTTGAACCAGCTATCTAAAAACCTAGCTATTGAGATTGGTATCGATAAGTCGTTAGCGAAAGAGTTTGCTGCTCGGACTTTAGCAGCCGTCAATATGACAGTTCCAGAGCCAGCAATTAAGTGGGAGCTTTAGCGCTTAAATCGTATTCGGAAAACGTAAATAGCTGCGTTTAACATGCCAAACGGACCAAATACGGCAAAAATCAGGTAAAAGTTAAAAGGACCTTGTTCGCTTGAGACAGTTACCGCCATTAGCATTGTTATACAAAAGAAACTTACAAGTAAAAAAATCAAAACATGGATGATCCGTTTTGTGATTCCATCCATCCAATTGATGACTTTATCTTCGGGGTATCGTTCGTGTTCATCAGTCATTGTTTTTCTTCAACTTATCTTTCAACATGAACTCAGCCATTAATTGCGTTAAGCCTGATCCGACAAAAGCCTCTTCAAGCTTTGCTCTAAGAATAGCTTTGTCTCGCTCTTCTTTAAACTCAAAATTGCCAATGATTTCATTTGATAGCCCGTCATTTATCAAATCGGTTGTCATTGTCTGTTCCAAACGTTGAATTATCTCAGCATTGAGTGATCTGCCGTTTTCAGCGGCAAGCTTCTTCAACTCATCGCGCATTCCTTCAGGGAACCTTAAATTAAACTGATCAGAACCCCTGCTGGGTACGCGTCCGGACATATATATTATCTACCTGTTGAAAAAGGTAGCACAAACATACTTTTTATCTTGACGCAATGGTATGTTTGACATACTAATATGCTCGTAATACTAATATAAGGATAAAAATACATGGGTGTTATAGAAACAGTAGATTTTAGAGGTGACACATTATTTGCCGTTGAGAACGATGATGGTCATTTTGTGGCATTGAAACCGATTGTAGAAGGTATGGGGCTGGATTGGTCAGGTCAGCTTCAACGAGTAAAGCGTGACCCAATATTATCAGAAGGTATGGTTGTCATGCCCACACCTTTCGGTCGCGGGGGTAGCCAAGAGGCTGTCTGTCTTAAGCTTGAGTTAGTCAACGGGTGGCTTTTCACCATCGAAACACGGCGAATTAAAGACGAAGATGTTAAGTCAAGGGTTATTACTTACCAGAGAGAATGCTATCAGGTTTTGTTTGAAAAGTTCGCGGGTAGGCATAATACTGAAATTAATCTTGGCGAGAGTGAAACCCAGGAAAACGAAAACGTAAAACTACGTTCAGTAACAGAAGCAAGGCATACATTTGGAGCACAAGCTGCTGCTCAATTGTGGTTTCGCCTTGGACTACCTGTTGTCCCTGCAATGCTTCATGACCCAAACCAGCTTAATCTACTAGAATATACTTCGGTGAAATCTGTCAGCGAGGTGGCCTAATGATTGGTGTAACTAGACGTGACTCAGATCAATTCAATGTTCGTTTCCCAGATGGGCTTCGTGATTTGATAAGGCGGGTGGCCTCGAAAAATCATCGATCTATGAATAGTGAGATTATTGCTCGGTTAGAAAGTACATTGGAACAAGAGCAGGAGGGCATGTGTAATGAGCACTCTATTAGGTAAAAAAATTATAAAGGTTGATAATAACGGTGCCGATAATGAAGGCAATGAATATAATCAATTTGCATCATATAAGATGGTTGAAGCCGGCTACTTTAAGAACGTTCCAGTAGTATTAAAATACCCAAATGGCAAACTGGAAGACGCTAATGAAGTCATGGTGACAAAATCTGGTTTGGAGTATTTAAAACGAGAGATACCAGCAGAACTTCGCCAAAACTAAACAAATCAGCCGTGAGACGGTGCTATAC